GACATATTCTCGTACTCGCTCTTTAATCTGGATATTTTCTCACGCATTTGCGTGATTGAATCTTCGGGTAGTTCAAGAGCATCCTCAAAAACATTCCACTTAGACTTTTTAGATGCTTCAACAAACTCCTCCCATGCATTTTGGTAATCCAACATGCCATTTGTTGCCCCAGCCCAAAAGTCATCCATAAGTTTTATCATATCAGCCTGACTCCCATCGTTCAGAATCAACTCACCAAGTCCAGCCCCTAACCTGTCAAAATATGGCTTCATAATGGCGTTCCACATCTGGCTTGAGGCCATCTCGCCAAGAACACCACCAACCTCGCTTTTTATCGTATCAGCAATTTCCCCAAATGCGGCCTTTCCGTTTTTCTCTGTATTCTTCCAAGTCTCATTAAACGTGGTGCGCATATCTTCAGATATTCCGCCAACAATCTTCCTAATGGAATCCTTGAAATTACTTAACGCAGCCTCAATAAGGTCTATTTGCTCTATCATTGAATCACGCATTGCCTCATAGTCTGCCTCGTCATCCGCAAAATTTAACTCATCAAGTGCCTTGCGGTAACTTATGAGTTTGTCCAAATCTATATCATCAAAATTAATGGCGTTTATATGGTGCTGTAATTCAAACATAAGGTCACTAACACCTATTACCATGTTCCGCAATTTTGCCACACTTTCAGAAGCAGCGTCTTTATACCCCCTCTTTTTTGCATCCTCGTAGTCTCCCATATCCCAGCCACTCAGGGCATCTAACACAGTTGCCCCTCCAGCGTACAAAGAGCCTTTTTTGCTTATTTTATTAAATTCCCCTTTTAGGCTACGCAGAGATTTTATGAGTTCATTTATCTGGTGATTGTAGTTTTTCACATCCTGAAATGCGTCATCCGTAAACCACCCGTCACCAAGCCCCTCTCTTCTATCAATCAAATCAAGCGTATTGTTAAGTCTCCTTAGTTCGGTGTTCACGGCAATTACCTTCTCCTCAATACGCTGCCTCTTAACTGCGTTTGCGATATTCATTACCGCAACACCTATTTTAAGAACTGCCCCAATTATTGCGGCATAAGCATTGCCAGTTGATATGGCTGTATCACCAGTTGAATCTATTGCGTCTTTTGTGTTTTCAGCAACTTCGTTTATTGCTTTTCCAGCGGCCTCAGCACCTTCGCCTACGTCATCCCAAACACTGCTATTTGCAGCAAGCTCATAGATATTCTTTACCAAGTCTCCAGTCGCATCAACAATGTCTTTTATTGGCCCAGCAAACTCGCTGTCAAGCCCAATAAGTTCCGCAATAGAAGAAAAAGAAGACGAGACTGATTTTGCAATATCGTCTATCTGTTTTGCGTTTTTCTTTATCTCCTCAAACTTCATATCAACTTCCTTGCCCTCAAACGCCTTTTTCACCGCTAACTGGAATTCCTCCATAGAAATCCCGCCTTCCCTAAGTTTAACTATAAGTTCAAGTATCTTTTTCTGTGTTTCATCAATGGGCTGACCAATATCGCTACCTAAAAAATCACTCAAATCCTCCCTTGACATATCCTTTAATATCAACTTGGCCTTACTTAACCTATCAAGTGTGTCCTGTTCAAGTTTAAGAACCTCAACCTCAGAGAGTTCGCCAATCTTGTCCTGAAGGTATCTTATTTGTTTAACCGTAAGGTTTGTGATGTTCTGTATCGCATCCTTATACCCGCTCTTTTCAAGAGAATCAGCAACAAAAGCATCTGCGAGTTTGTTTATACGCTCCTGATGTATTGCCCGTATTGCATTTTTCTCAGCATCGTATAAAGAGTTTATCTTCTCTATGCTACGCCTATACTCGTCACTATTTGCATCAAGCCTCTTATTTTTAAGTTCATCTATGGCGTTTTTCTGCTTGTCGTTTAATTTTACTATGGCATTTTCAAAGTCGGATACAATCTTTGAAATGTCAAACAATGTTCCTGTTCCAAAAAGGTCAAAGTTTTCAGCTTCCCATTCATTAATAATTTCACTAAAGTTCTTAAAAGCCTTGCCCATTTCCATAGCCGCTTTTATTTTATCTTCAGAGAATATTAATGCGATTTTTTCAGCAGCATCAAGTGCCTTTTCTCCGCCTATTTCTTTTAATTGATTTATTATGGCGGTTAATTGGCTGTTAAAATCAGTTGTAACATCCCTATCTGGAAACAGCGTTTGAAGTATGTCTTTTGCGGTTGCTTCATCAACCATCCCCAATAGATTGCTATAAGCATCAGCAAGCTTCTTAATAAAGTCCGCTTCTTTCTCAAGGTTTTTGATTTTCTTTTCAGTCTTCTCATCGTCATCATCGGTATTTTCTACACCGTTCTTTTTGCCAAAGACTGTTTCTGAGTAATACCCATATTTGGTGAAGTATTCCTTAATCGCATCAATGCGTCTTTTTGCTGCGGCAACCTCTATTTGTGCATTTTCGTCTATGGTATTAGAATACCTCTTTATAGTTTCTTCTGCTTTAGAGTATTCGTCTTCAACCCTCTTGAAATAGGTGTCTCTATCTTCCGAGTCTCCAGACTGTAATGGCATTATGGCAAGTAGCGCATCATCACCACGCATAATCCCCTCTGCCATCTCTTTCCATAAGGCTGTTCTCTCGGTCAATGACTTAATCCCCACTTCGGCTGCCTTTTCAGCCATTCCAAGTTCTAAGTACCCGTCACGGAGTTTGTCAAGTTTTACATTGGCCAATTTTTCTACTTCGGCTCCGTATTCCTCAATGGTTATTTTTCCTGCTTTTAGGCTGTCCTCAAGAAGTGCCAACTCATTTGCCTCCCACAAATCAACAGACTCAAGCATTTTCCTTATCTCCACATTGCTTGCGCCTATACCACCAGCCATAATGTCACCAGCAACACTTATTTGATTAAGTGCGTTCATTAGACCCGTTACATTATTGGTAAATTGCATCAGGGCGTGGTTAGCCGTTGTTCCCTTCATAAGCCAGTCCCAAAACCAATCCCCTCTGCCTTCACCCGGAAAGAACCTTTTACCTGTTTGATAATATTCCTTAAAAACCTTATTAAACAACGCTTTTGCCGAAAATTTGCCTGTTTGTTTTTTTATCTCAGCTGCATATAGCCTCACCAAGTCTTGCACTTGCTTCTCGACCTCTCTTTCCGAAACTATCTCACCGCCCTGTTTACGTGGTATATATTGCTTTATGTCCTTTATGAGATTCGCCGTCTCTTTTTCATTGCTAAACCTTTCGTATGCGTCAGCAACAGCCTTTTCCTCCGCCCTTGCCCTTGCCGTTCTATATATTGCATTTGTGATTTCATCCTGTCTACCACGAACCAAATCCAAGGCATTTGCCTCTGTCGCAAGTGATGGCAAGTATTCACCATATACCCTGTTTAGTTCATTTACCGCATCCCTATACTTCTGAGTGCCCTGTGTACTGCTCTCCAATTTTTCTCTTATGTCTGAAAGACCATCAACCAACTTTTGCGATGAGGCCTTCTCACGACTCATTATATCATTTAGGTTGTTCCTAAAGTCACGAGTTTCCTTGTTTAATGCACGTAATATTGAAATGATTGCAGCTATTCCAGCTATTGCCAAAACGTATGGATTATTTAGCATTGTTTTGTTTAGAAACTGTTGTGCGGTTGCCGATTGCCTTATAACATTCGCCAATGACCCATATTGCATAACCAAATCGCTAACCCTCAACGCTATCACAGCACCCCTGTATACTCCGTATGTTTTAATTAAAACACCAAGCACGTTCCCAACCTTTTCATAGCTGTCAATTAACTTGCGTATTAAATCGACACTCCACTTTAGGACTCCCGAATTGGCTTCTCCTATTTCATACATTGCAATTTGGTAAGCATCTTTCAGGTTGGTTATTTTACCCTTTAGTGTTTGCGCCTGTACTTCCTGCATCTGGTAGAACTTTCCACCCTCTCTCGTCATCCCCTCAAACATCTCCTTTATCATCTCGAATGGAACCAAGCGTGCAGATACCTTGTCAAATATGTCGGCAACAGTAATGCCCGCATATCCCAATTTCTCAAATTGCTTCTGTAATTCAAACAAAACTGGAATCCCGGCCTCGGTCAACTGCCTGATTTCCTGACCTCTAAGTACGGCTGCGGCCCTTATTTGGCCATAGGCAAGTATAAGCCTTTCCATACTAACGCCAAGACCCGCCGATACGTCAGCAAGCATTTTCGTTGTGTCATATAGCTCTTTCGTGGGTATTGAAAAGGCTGATAACTGTTTGGAATATGCGGCCAAGTCCATAAACTGGAACGGAGACTTTACGGCAAGGTCTTGTAGTTGTCTGAATAATTTATCGGCAGCCTCAACATCATTCAAGATAGCACCCATAGCGACTTTCTGCATTTCGAATTCGCCTGTTATCTTATATAGCGACTTTAATAGACGGGTGGCTCCAAATACAGAGGCGTAAGACAATGCCATCGAATGTAAATCACGGAGAACCCTTGATTGGCTATGTGATACGGTAAGTGCCTGTTTCTTTGCACTCACAGTTCTGCGGTTGGCTGCTTCTATTTCCCTCTCTATGCTCTGCTGTTGGCGAATTTCGTTTGTTAGGTCTCTCGCCTTCGAAAGTTCGCTGTTGTCTACGCCTATTGTCTTTCCCTTGCTTGCAGCAAGTTGTTTTAGGCGCTCCATCTCAGCACCAAGACGCTGCCAAGCCTCAAGCTGCGTCTTAGTAGCCATAGTCCCCATGTCAATACTCTTGACGTATTCGCCTTTTTGGAGACTTGCTGTTCGCCGTACTTGTTGTTCTATTTTTTGTTGCTCCCTAAGGAGTGTCTTGTAGGCATTTGTCATGCTGGCACGCTCATTCACCTTCTTCTGCCCCTCCTCAATTTCCTTCTGTAACTTTTTGAATTGAGCTGCCATTTTATCGAGGTCTTGTTGCCAGTTCCCCGTAAATTCCATATTAAACCAAAGAGTTCCTATATCTGCCATTTTATTCCTTTTTGTCGGACTTGTGAGATTGCTCCCAAATCCGTAATGTTTCTGCTACACTGTCCGCAGTAACTTTCGTCTTGCTATTCCCGTTGGTTGAGTTGTCGTTGTCGTACTCATTCATTGTCGTGTCTACGTTGAGTAATTCTATGTACGCCTTTGTATGACCCCAGTAAAAGCCCCATTTCTCAACTCTTATAAGACCGAATAAGAATGTGCGTGGCAGAAATAAATATGGAAATTCTTTTGATATTACTCCTTCTTCCCCGATGCTTGTTGTTGGAGGATAAGTTCTGCTTCCTGACGATTTGTTCTTTTCAAGCAATCGTCTAATTGTTTCAGTGACGCCATAGCCATGTAGTATTGCATAAGCAGAACTTTTTTTTTACCCGCTTCTATAATGGTCAGTAATTGTGCATGGTCATATTCTTTAACAAAAAAATACCAACGCCACAACACCCACCAAAATAGCCGTATTTTCCAGTAACCATTAAGCACTATTGCGGCAGCAGCCTTGTGTAGAATACGCTCCTCGTATTTTATTCCAGTTTTCCCTGAGTTTAGAATATCGGAGACCTTACGCTCTGTCCCGAATTTTATCCACCCTATCTTTATTTTATCTTTGGTTCCCGGAATCTGGATTATGTCATAGGAGTTATTGCGTATACTATTCAATTCTTGCCGTGTTCCCCTGTCTGGATTATCCATATTTTTCCTTTTACACTATTGGATTAGGGGCAAGGGATAAGCCCCAAGCCCCCACCAATAGATTGTTGCGTTTAGGAAGTGGTGCTGTATTCATACAATACAACATCACCATCTGTATCACCCTCAGTAATGCCAGACACGTCAAAAGAGACGTTGTAGCCAAGAGGTTTTGTAGACGGAGCATCAAACTGTACGGAAGCATACCCTTCCAAATTCTTAATAACAAGAGCATATTTTTTGTCTTGCGAGATAAGCATAGCCATACCAGAGAGTTGTTTCTCGGTAAGATTTATCCCTGTCCCTACTGGTTTCCAATATGTATCTCCATCCTTAAGTGTTGCAGGAGTTCCACTTGCAGTATTTCCAAATGCTGTCTGCACATCGGCATTGATTGAGGGAACAAAGAAGGTAAGGGTAGTGGATGCGGGTTCACCAGCAGCGGTGGCATAAGCTCTGGAGCTGCCGTGAATAAAGGCTTGATTCCTTGAAATCTCGCCCTGTGTGAAGTTTACGGAATCACGCAGAACAGGGAACTCATAGTCCCATTCCTGCGTAGCAATCAACTTTGCGCTTGTTTTCTTGTAACGCAAAGTAGATACACCCATAAACGCCATAGTCAATTCTGAAACTGTTTTCATTGCCATAATCGTAAAATTTTATTAATGTATTATTAAATCGCACTGTATGTGCCATACGTAGAAGCCATTTTTCTGACCACCAGCAAAAACTATCGGATTCGCTATGTGATACTTTTCGCTTCTGTAAGGTATCTTGGAGTAAGCGGATTCCTGCATTGTTGACAATGTGGAAACATCTTCCCCACTAAATGTTGACGAGCCAGAAGCAAAACTCTTAGCCCTCGCCCAAAGTGAAATCATTGCAGTTGTCATTCCATATCCACCCATATCATAAACCTTTGCTGGCAGAGATATTACAACATACTTCCCTACGTCTTCACTAATAGTGGATAGGGCTTCTGTTGTAACAATCATGTCTCCTATCCCATTAAAAGTCTCAACAAGGAATTTCATTATGTCTTTCATATCATAGTTTCCTGCTCCCATATTATTTTATAGGTCTAAGGTTTCTAACAAGCATGGATTCTCCAAATGCCTCAAATTCTTTTTTCGTAGCGGTCAGCACGTTAGCGCCTTGCATCTCCAAAAACTCCGAATATTCTGTTCCAGTACACATCACAATCCCCGTTTTTGAACCCCTGAATGGCGGGTCATAACTTGTCAAAAAGTTTATTGACGTTTCATCACCCCATCCCCTGTCAGTTTCAACTATCCCGACAAACCATTTTCTAAAGTTGCCATCATAGTCACGGAAGTCCTCCCATACCTCCCCACAAGTAAGTTTCACACGTACAGGCGGCCTGAGGTTTGAGTTTTGGATTATCTCAATTAAGGCTCCATCTTTATATATCCCAACGGCATAGGATGTAAGTGTGTTCCCAGTAAGGTTCTTATACCCTTTCACAAATTCAGCACTTTGAATCAGTTCATGTGCAAGTGACACAAGGGCTTCATATAGGTTTGGCCATACCAAATCCCAAATCCTCCTTTTTGCAGCCTTAAAAACGGCATCATTTGACATCCTTTTCATTTGCCAGTATTGTTAAAATAAAGGTGTGTACCAAAATTGGTGGTTACTGGTCTGGAATTAATCTTTCCACGTATGACATCCCCATTCGAGGGGATTGTTGCCTCGACAATGTCGCCTATCATAAAGACCAGTTCATTCGTTGGAATGGAAACTGTAAAGTCTGACATAACTACACCAGAAGATGCATAGGAGCGTATTGTTTTGAAACACCTGCCTTCTCCATTGTAGACTTCATCGGGAGTGTCACTGTCATCATCAAACTGACTGGTGGCTTTTTCCCTTGTTATCTTTATCTGGTGTGGGTATCTTGGATTTTCCATGTCTATAACCTTACTATACGTATTGATGATGATGCCATCACGGTTTCCCCATATTTCCGATAAATGGCATTTGCAATCCGCTCCATCCTCCTTTTATCCTGTTCTGATAATTGAATACCGCCCTCACGATGTCTCCAGTCCCCGTCTGAATCGTCTACAACGCCAGACGTTGATGGAATTGTGGTGCAATATGAATAAATATCAGCCCTAAGAAGGTCTTTCTGTTCGACAGTCAAAGCACTAATGGTCTCGCTCTCCAATATACCCCTGTTGTCAAGTATAACAGAAATGGTATCATCGGGGATGTTAACCCCGATAATACCCTTCATATATTGGACTACTGTAACCATGATTAGTCTGCTGCCTCGTTAATGGATAAGTACAGCATCTTATTCACTGCATAAGGCACGGGAACGCACAGTGAAGTTGCCGAGAATTTCTTGGCATTTTCACGGGAGAACACGTCTTCCTGTATAGCGATGGTTCCACCGTCTGCATAGTATACAGGAGCAATGGAAGAAGCAAAAATATTTGAAACCCTTGACCACTGGAATGAGCCCACGTTTCCTACGGGGCGCAAAACAACAGTGTTTGCGTCAAAAGCAGCAAGTTCTTTGCGCTTCAGCTCTTTGTTTGCATCTATGTATTCGGTAAATCCATAGTATTCATCTTTTTGGATAGGGGGAAGCCCTATGCCACGAAGATAGTTTGCCAAGTCATCATCTGTAACCTCAACACTTGCGTAGTTTGTGGTCTCCAAAAGACCCCCTGTTTTCCAAACAAGGACACGTTTCTTTGTGTCAATGTGGTTTTTCAGCACTTCATAGGCGGCAACACTCATCCTAAATACCGAGTTTGCGGGTACGGCGGATAAGATATTGTTCACCCACGCAAAATGGAACATGTCCTTCAAGTCCCCAACGGGGCTTGCACTGTCGTGGCTCCATACATACTTTGTCCCATGAGAATATCCAGCTACGGCATATCCACCAGCTTTTTTCTTGTTGGCTGTGGGAACACTAAAGCTGATTTGGAGGTTTTCAATACCACCATTGTTGTTCAAACGTGTAGTCTTGTAATACCCCAGAGATTCTACTTGTGCAGCAGTGAATGAGCGCTGAGAGTGAATACCCTTAATTAAGGAGTATACATCCTTGCGCCATGCATCAAATATTCTGCCAAAAATTTCGCCCTGCAAGAGAGCCTCAGCATTTCTTGCGTCATCATAGGCCTTTGCTCCAAACAGGTAGCCAAGCCCCATACGGGGGATGCTTGATGTTTGGACTTTGAAGCCCTGATTGGAGATGAGCGGAGTTTCGGCATCATCTGCCAAGTATGTAGCCATTACGGGTATCTCAATTTCGCCAATATACTGCTTGAAATCCCTTGTTGGATTGGCATACGGCTCAACAGCCCACGTTTTCCTGTAATTCTCGGTGTCATACCAATTACGGGGTGCTGCTTCAAAAAACTCACGGATATTTGAGTATCCCTTCAAGTTTAACGCACCATTAATCAGGTCATAAAAACCTTTATCTTGTATTCCTTGTAACATATTTTTGCCCTCCTTAAGATGTTATTTCGTTAAACATTTCCCACACAATGTGTACGTCACCTCCATTCTGAATGTTGGTGATTACTGCGTCAGGGCAATCAGGAATAGTGTTTTTGTACATGTACAGAACACCACGAGGTATATCAACAAGTGTGACATCACCACCGACAGTATCTTCTATTGAAATACTGTTCGGCTGACAGTAGATGGCTTTCCCGGAACCGGCGATTGCGGAAGACGATTCTACAATGTAACCACCCGCTTCAACCGCATCAAAATCATCGGTTGTGACAGTGATAGTGTAGGTGTATTCGGCTTCGGTAACAGTACCGCAGACAACAGCCTTTCCTGTTCCTGCGATTGCATCTGGCATAGCCATAATAACCAATCCCGCTTTCAAAACGGGAGATATGTGATTCTTCACAAGGACAATGTCAGTTGTTCCAGCTTGGGCATCTGCCGTAGCCGTCTTAACCTTCCATGCCTTTAAGAACTTCACAGTCCTGTCCGCAATATTAAAATACATGGGAGTTCCGCCAGCAATGCGCTCACCTATGGCGAGGTCATTGGACACAACTGCCCCGTGCATCCTTTTAGAACAGGGAGCCGCAAGCAGAGGCAGTGTTCCGCCAACTGATTGCGTAGTAGTTGTAAAAGAGTTCCAAATCTTCATAATTAAATCTGTTTAATTGAATTTTTCATACTTTTGGCAAACTCCTTTTCCTCCGCATCACGTTTTTCCTTGTCTATTGGCTGTACGGTGATTGGCTTGGATTGTGGGATATAATACCCTGCTTCCGTTGCGGCTGACGATTCTTTGTCATACATTTCTTTTAGCATGGCTACATTTTCTTCAACAGTCTTGGTGTTATCTACATTGTGTAGCACAAGCCTGAGAACCAAATCATCAGCACACCCAACCTCCTTTTTCAACAGACCGCTCTTAACGTCTGCGGAGAATTTGGCAGCTGCCTCTTTTGCCTGTTTTTCGGCTTCTCTTGCGCTGATTTCCTTATACTTCCTTTCTATTTCATCAAGCCTCTGCTTGATTTCATCTGGAAGTTCAGGACTTTTCAGCTCTGGCGTTGTCTTGGGTTGCGTTTCTTTCTTTGCGCTCTTGGACATCTCATCCCAACTTTCCCAGCCCAGAGATTTCGCAATGGAGTTGAGTTCTTTTTGGGATTTCGAGGAAACAGAGCCAACTCTGCGGTCTATTTCACTCTGTAATGGCGCAAGGTAAAGCCCCGCACTCTTAACAACGTCATCAATGTTGTCATCTTTTACCATTCCCGATGCGGCAAGTTTGTCCGCAAGTTCGTTAAAGGCCGTGTCGCTAAACCCCAAAGGGGAATATTCGGTTTTTAGCTTTTCGTAGATTTTGGTTTTCATAAAAAATAATTTATTGTTTAGTCGCACAAATATAGTAATAATTTTTATAATGTAACAACTTTGTTATATTATATTTGCCTTAAACACTGATAATCAGAGTGTATAACTGCTACATTATTGATAATTAGGCTATAATATAAACATTTTATTTTAATTTTGTATATTTGTAGCGCTTATGAGTAAAACAGAACAGATATATGACCCCGTATTTGCGGCTCATGGAATGAGGGTGTACTCTCGTGAGTACGTGGCGAGGGTCAGGGAAGAGAATGAGAGGCTGCGAGAAGGAGAAATACTCTATAATGTATGCCCGCAGGATGGATTTCAGGAGCGTGTTTGTGCCTCTGATGCCGGGATATTAATAATCGGTGGAAGGCGTGGCGGTGGAAAGACGATAGGGATGCTGTTGGCTGCAATGAGGTATATAGAGAACCCAAACTACACCATACATGCGTTTCGTAAAGAAGAAGAGGACTTGCGCAGAGGGACATTCAAGAGTTCAAAAAAGATTTACTCACAAATAGCAAGAATAACGGAATCAAGCATGATGTGGACATTCCCAAGTGGTGCTTCTGCAAAATTCGAGCATCTTCATGACGAGGAGCAGATAGACAGACGCTTTAGGGGTGTCGAGATACCCACAATAATAATTGACGAGTTGCCACAGGTTACATCTGAGACGTTTTTTACGCTTCTCGCAGCAAATCGTAACTCATACGGAATACCAAATAAGTTTATTGCATCATGTAACCCAGTTGGAGAAAGCCATTGGCTATACAAGATGCTGTCTTGGTGGATAAACCCAGATACGGGGAGGATAATAAGGGAGCGTGATGGGCATAAGCGCTATTTTTATAAATACGGTAACGACATAACGGAAATCTATTGGGGTAATACACCAGAGGAGGTTTACCAACAGGCAGCCGAAAAGATTGATAAGATATGGGACAAGCGGCTTGAGGTAATGGGGCGGTCAAAGTTTGACCTTATAAACTCACTGACGTTTATCGAAGGTAACTATTACGAAAATCGCATATTCGTAAAAATTGACCCTCAATATCTGGGGCGACTTGCTGGAAGAGGAGAGAGAGAAACGGAGAAAGATATTGAGGGGGTATGGCGTGACGAAGATGATTCAATATCCCTGATAAGCATTGAGGATATACAGTCAATGTTCACAAATACTGAGCAACGTGACGGCAACCTACGTGCCGTAATAGACGTTGCCTTACAACGTGACGGTTTTGTTATAGGGGCATTTGACGGTAATCACCTGTTTGACCTTGAGATATACAGAAAGGTCGGGAGCATGGCTGCAATAAATCTTGTAAATAAGTTTCTTGAAAAAAATCACATACCTTTGAGAAATGTGGCATTTGACAGTGACGGGATAGGCCAGTATTTGAAAGAGCCGCTAAAAGAGGGGAAGGGTGGTGCGTTTGCCTTTAATGGTAATTCATCATCAACAGACAGCAACGTGTGGCAAAACTTAAAGGCTGAGTGTGCCGAAAAATTTGCAATGGGTCTAAAAGAGGGGAAATTCAGTATATCGGAATCTCTTATCAATCGTAAGTATTTCGGTAAAAAGTTGTCAGACTACCTGATGGAGGAGCGCTCAGCAATAAGAAGGAAAATGAACGTCAATAAGTTCCAATTAATCCCCAAGACCGAAATGAAAAAGATTCTTGGTGGCAAGTCTCCTGACGTTACAGATATGTTTATGATGTTCCAAGTTTTTGAAGTATTAAAACCTGCAAAGAAGGGGGTTAAGGGACTTCAATATTTAATGAATTTTTAAGGTTTTAATTATTACTATTATGGAATTAGGAAATTTTAAGGGAAATGTACTCCTCCGCATGCCGTTTAAGAGAATCGTGCCTTTCAATAACTATTCGGCTGATTTTAGCGGCTCATCTGGCTCCGTTTCCTCCTACCCCGTTGTGCAAGACGGGCAGGAGGTGGCTATGGATATTTATGAAAGACCATTTAGCGAACTCATACCCCAGAGTGAGTTTCTGAGAGAGTTTTATCCTTCTGGGCATAAAATCAATGATACTGGATATTATCCAGACAAATTGACGAGGGTTACGATAGACGGCAAGGAGCAGTGGGCTTTTGAGAAGGTCTCAAGATGCGCATTTCCGTTTCAGTATATCATAACCATAAAACAATTAATACATCTATGCGGGAATCCGATAAGCTTCCGTGATTCTAACATATCCCCCAGCGAGGTGCAAAAGAAGATGCTTATGGAATTTAAGCAGGGTTGGATTGACAAGAACATGGAAATAGCATGGTACAACTGCGCAAAAAGCGAAAAGATAACTGGAGATGCGGCTTGTGTGTTTTATTATGAGGTTGATGGTAATAAAAAGAGGACTCTTCGGTGGAGAACACTCTCCTATCTTGACGGAGATACGCTATATTGCCACGATGACCCTGTTAGGGGTCGCATATTTGCAAGAAAGTATGTGATGGTTAATGACCAGAAGGAGCCTACGAATTGCGTTGAAATATGGGATGACAGGAGGGTTTATCGCTTCGTGCAAAGGGGGTCAAAAAACAAATGGTTTTCGAAGTCCCATTTCAAAGACATCGGACTTGACGGATATGAACTTGAAAGCTCAATGGAGCATGGATTTAGTCGTTGCCCAGTAGCGTACAAAAGGTCAATGATTGGGGCGTGTTGGTCTATGTCTCAAGGCAATATAGACGCATACGAAATGTCCGTATCGCAGTTGATGGAAAATAACAAGGCTTTTGCCTTTCCTATTCTCTTCATACGAAGTGAGGATGCTGAAATTCAGGGCACGGCAAATGGCCGCCCATTCGCAATACATGCCACTGGGGAGCATGACGAGGCAAGTCTACTAACGAAGGCAGATGCAAGTGAATCCTTCAAACTACAACTTGAAACCCAGTTGAGGAATATCTTTCTTGGCTCATTCACTGTAACACCACCAGAGGTAAAGAGCGGTGACTTACCCGGAGTTGCCATTAAGTTAATATACTCTCCGGCACTTGAGTTGGCTATGTCTGATGCCCGTGAGTGGGACTTGTTTATTGACGACATGGTGGCTATATTCAAGGAGGGCTACTCCAAAGAGGTTGGCCATGTGTCTGGGTTTAATTCAATAAACGTCAAAGGACAAATCACCCCCTATATACACCAAAATGTAGCAGAGTTAATGAACATTTTGTGTCAGGGCGTTCTTGCTGGAACTATATCTGTGGAATCAGCAGCAGCAAACGTACCCTATGGGGAAAAAGATGAGTTCATGAGAATTCTGAATCAAAACAGGCGGGAGATAATTGGCTCCGAGAATATGGCTGCTGACATAAAGAGTGGTGTAGAAAAAGAGCTATCGTTGAAAAAGGAAGATGAGTTAAATGAAAGTAATATGGCACAAAAAATAGTTGCCGAAAATAAAAACAAATAATATGGACACGAAAGAAAAAGTATTGGAGTATTTGGGGCTTTCCAAAATTGGGCGGAAGTGCCCTACGGACAAAAAGGTATCTGAGTTTATGCCTGTTCTTGTTGAAAAGGCGAATGGCGATAGAACTTATGCCGTTGCCAAGTGGAGGGAGGAAATCAAAAGATATGAGGTAATATACGACCCCGATTGTGTATGCGTCATAACAAAGATTATCAACGGATATGACGCAGCACGATAAAGAATATTACAGGGTTGTTACAAATAAAGTTATTGAAGCCCTGTCCTTACATCAGAACCTGTTGTCCGAAGACCTGAATGCGCTCATACGTAAGATAGGGGCGCATTTCAGGGACAGGAAAGATGACAGGATAAGTGACTACATTGATGAGTTTGTCGCTCTTATCATTGCAGCACTCTCATTGCGAATAAGGGAAAGTATAAGGATGGCAACGGAGACGGAGGATGACCCCATTCCAATGGAAGAAATGATGCTAAGGTCAAGGTTCTTCTCCGAAGAGGCGTATGGCGATAGCGTTGAGAAAATGCGTAAGATATTTACAAAGGAGATAGAATATTTCGTTGCACTTGACATGCCATATTCCGCCATTACCGCATATATGAGTAACCCTACTGGGTTTCTCGCATCCCACAAGCAGGACATTGGGGCTTTCAAGCGTTATGTTAATGTAGGCACGGGATATACATACAAAATAAAATCCAACATATTCACGATTCTTGGATTCGCATCAATGGTTGCCTATGACCTTGCACTTACGGAATTATGGGGGTATAGGGGTGACGTAATAGGGTATCGGGGTTATCGCAATTCATCATTTGACTGCTCCGCATGTGACGATGCGTGTTCCGTTGTACACCCTCTCGACACCTACGTGTTTCCAGTCCACGTAAGGTGTTGCTGCATTGTCACTCCCGTATTCATGCAATAGCAATTATACCCGGAATTTGCTCATCACGATGAACACTTTTGGGTAAATTTTGCTCATTACATAGAGCAATTTTACTCAATAGGTGGATACCCGTAAAGTGGTCAGATTCGACCACTTTAACATATCATATAATACACCTAAATCACCATTCCTGCATATTATATGTTGTGTTGAGTAAAATCGTGGGTTTACTTTGTGAACCAGATGCGGCAATATTTACTGCTTACAGGCTAAATTATAAACCTGTTACGGCGGTTATAGTAACGGGTGCTACTATATGCTTTCGGGTATAGCCTAAACTTTATCCGATTGATTATATTCTTTTGCGTATATCCGCCAAATTTCCGACAATACCCACTAATTATTGCCGATAATTTGCATATTACGATGACCAGTTTTCCATACTTTTTGCTCATTACACTGAGAAAATTTGTTCATTACGTTGACCATATTTACCGAAATTCGTTCATTACGTTGACCAAATTTACCCAAATTTGTGCATTACGTTGACAAGGCCGCAGAGGCGAAAAGAGGTGGAACCTCCAGCGCCAAATCCAAGATGATATTTTATTAATTACCTGTAAAA